ATGGAATTATCAGAATCCGAAACTTGGAATGGGCAACATTGCTAATAAAAATGAAATCGCCAGATATAAGAGATTAGGTTATGATTATTATTATCTTGGACCTGCAATGCCATACAAAGCAAAACTTCAAGGATATGAGATTGCAGATGTGAGTAAAACATATAAATTTAAAAACAATCAAATTATTTGGCACTAATGGCTTACTTAAATCATAGTTTACCTGATTGGTCTTGTTACATACGAAATGAGTTCCTTTATAATCATAAGAAGGGACATGGAGAAGTCACTAAGTGTGATGTTCACTCTGTTGCTAGTATAGAGAAGCGTGTGCCTTTATTTGAGGCATTTCTAGAGAATGGTGTGAACTGGACTCGTCGTCCTTTACATGCTTTCTGCTGGCGTCCTGATGCAGAGATAGAACCACTTGAGGATATTATGTATTGGGATTGCTTTTCTCCATACATTGATGTTCAGAGAAGACAGCGTTTAGCAAACCTGGATGCTCAGTTGATTCGTCCAGATGGAAAAAAGGTGATTGGAACCTATATGTTCACCCTAGATTGGTCTTGGGAGAATAAAGGAATGCCAGATTTAAACTTTTCAGAGACTCCAGAACATAAATGTGCTCACTTATTCAAAGTTGAGACTGGTAATTATTATGCATATCCAAATAATCGTATCATTTGGTATGATAATGCATGGGTTTTTAATAGAATTGAAAAAAATCCTGGTTATGAGATTGATCTTACCGTTTACACAGTGGAAAATAAAAGAAAAATTGAGACATCCGATCATTACATGTATGAAATTAAAAACCTAGATAATAAGTACAAAGGAGGAGATAATGATGTCACACCCTAAGCACCTTGATGGTTCAGTCGATAAAGGTGATTTGTTTGTAGAGAGTGGTATGACTCTTATTACAGAAGTTGATAGTGAGCGTCATTTAAAGAAAGCGGCAGAGATCAAGCGTCGTAAAGAGCAAATGAATGACTTCATTGAACGTTGGACGGACTGACTAAATAACTATTGACTTCGTAGGCAGTTAATGGCAACTTCAGATCTCAATTTTAGAGATATCATGATTGGGTTTAAAAAGCATCCTGTAACTGATGACCTTGTTGTCAGTAAGGATGCTGCTGCCATTAAACAAGCAATTGTAAATATACTTCTGACTAACAGAGGAGAAAGATTATTTAACTCCCGTTTTGGATCTGATATTAGGAGATACTTATTTGAACCTCTAGATTACGCGACTGCTGCTCAAGTTAATGGCAGTATTGCAGATACTTTATCTAGATTTGAACCTAGAATTCAGGTATTATCCGTCGAGACCATTCCGAATTATGACGATAATGGATTTGATGTTGAAATGTCTTATGAAGTCCGAGGATCTGACGTTCCTCCAGTAAACGTAGAATTCTTCCTTGCAAGGACGAGATAATGCCATACACACAGTTAAATAATTTAGATTTTAACGAAATTAAAACTGCCCTTAAAGATTATTTGAGAGTACAGTCGGAATTTACCGACTACGACTTTGAAGGATCCGCTTTAAGTCAGTTACTTGACGTGTTGGCATATAACACGTATTACACCGCGTTCAATACGAACATGGTGGTCAATGAACTATTCTTAGATTCAGCAACGCTCAGAGACAACGTAGTAGCGTTAGCAAAGCAATTAGGGTACACACCCAAGTCAATTACTACACCAACAGCGGTAGTTGATTTCAATGTTGTATTTGAATCAAATGCTCCAAATGCGGTAATCTTAAAAGCAGGGAGTGGATTTATTACCAATTATGATAATGGTACGTATCGTTATATTGTAAGATCCGATGAAAGAGTAGAGGTAGTAAACGGAACAGCATCTTTTAGTGGTATTTCTATCCACGAGGGTTCGTTAATTACTACTAGGACTACAGTTAATGGTGCTGCATCAAACCAAAGATTTAGAATTGAGAATTCCTCAGTTGATACAAATACACTGAAAGTTAGAGTGTATCAATCTGCTACATCAACTGTTTTTACAGAGTACGAACTTGCCAATAATATTTTAAGCGTTGGACGTGATGATGAAATCTACTTTATCAATGAGATGGAAGATGAAGTATATGAAATATTTTTTGGTGATGGAATCCTAGGAAGAAAGTTAGAGGATGGAGAAGTTGTCGAACTTAGTTACATTGTAACTAATGGTACTGTGACAAATGGTGCAAAACAATTTATTTACAATGGAATCATTGTAGATGAGAATGAAGTTCCTATAACTGTTCCATTGACGATTACCAATATCAATACTACATCTGTTGCCAATGGCGGATCTACCATTGAAAGCATTGATAAGATTAAGTATAATGCTCCCAAATTTTATGGATCTCAAAATAGAGCGGTAACGTCATCTGATTATTCTGCTATTGTAAGAAATCTATATCCTTCTATTAGCGATATCATTGTTTTTGGAGGTGAAGATCAAGAACCTCCTGCATATGGAAAAGTTTTTATTTCGGTAAAACCATCAAACGCTGCTAGTTTATCTTCTTATACAAAAACTCAGTTATCCAAAGATTTGAGGCAATTTACAATTGCTTCTGTAAAACCAGAGTTTGTTGATGCATCAATTCTTTATATTGAATTAAATAGCGACATTTATTATGATGGGACAAAAACCAAGTTGCTACCAGCGCAGATGGCAGCAAAAGCAACTAGTGGTGTACAGGAGTATTTGAAGACATCTTCTGTCGAAAAATTTAACGGTAAATTTAGACACAGTAAACTAGTTGGTGTTATTGATGGTTCTGATCCTTCAATTAATTCAAATGTAACTGATATTACACTTAGAAAAGATTTTTATGCTCAAATAAACAGTTCTTCATTCTACGAAATTTGTTATCAAAATAAATTTGCTAAAAATTGTGATGGTCCTGTTGTGTCTTCAACTGCCATGACTGTTTTTGAATATCCAGGTTTTGATACCTATCTTGAAGATAGGGATGGCAAAATCGTTCTATATAGAATAGATTCTGTAACTGGAGAAAAAATTCTTCTGAACGATTCTATTGGTGATGTTGATTATGAAAAAGGTGAGATCAAACTGTATGACTTTACTATCTTAAAAGGAACATTCTCAGACAATCGTATTGAACTAAGAGTGAAACCTGCCGAGAAAGATATTGAAGTAAAACGTGAGGTATATCTTGACGTAGATGTATCGAAAAGTAAATTTGTAGCATATAAAGAGTAGTTTTAAATGCAAAGAACTGCTAATCAAATCTCATTTCTGGTAGAATCGCAACTTCCAGATTTCATCAACGAAGAGTATGAACTTTTTAGTAAGTTCGTACAAAAATACTATGAGCAATTAGAGCTTCAGGGACAACCGTTGGATATTATTAATAATATCCAGACATATCGAGATATTGATTTTTACGAGAAAAATATTCTCAATCAATCTACTACGTTGTCTTCATTCAGTCAAAAAAGTGATACTACAATTACTGTAGCGGATGCAACGTCTTTTCCACAAAACGGTGGATATATCAAGATTGAAGATGAGATTTGTTTTTATAAGCAAAGAACAGATACCCAATTTTTAGAAGTTAGTCGTGGTGTGAGTGGAAACACTACACTCGGTGATTTGTATCATAACAGCAATTTTGTATCTACTATTGCAGCAGACCATGTTGCTGGGGTTTCAGTACATAACATTAGTAATCTATTTTTATACTCTTTAGTAAAAAGTTTTGAGAAACAGTACCTTAGTGATTTTCCTGAAGCATATTTACAAGGAGATGTTGATAAGAGGACTTTAATCAAGAATATTACAACTTTCTATCAATCTAAAGGCACTGACAATTCTATTAAGTTTTTATTCAAATGCCTAATTAATGATGATCCAAATCCAGAGATTGAATATCCTAGAGAGTTTACACTTAAGAACTCGGATTCAAATTGGATAAATGTATATGCACTAAAAGCAAAAATTATTTCTGGCAATCCTAACGATTTAATAGGAAAAGAAATCGTTCAAAACGTAGATGGGGACTACGCTTCTGCTGTTGTAGATAACGTCAAATTTTCTGGAAGGTATGATGGTGAAGATCTTTATGAATTGATCTTAGCAGAGCAAAGTGTTAATGGTACGTTCTCTATTGCATCAAAAACTGTTCTTACGGAAAGTATCGACGCATCTTTAGTATCTGGTGACAGAATTAATGTATTCTCTACATGTGCATGGGACAAGAAAGGAGAATTTAAAATTGGAAATGAGATTTTTACATTTGAAGATAAGAATGTAAATCAGTTTATTCTCAAATCTCGCAGTGGAACGGGATCTTATCCATCTGGTAGTGAGGTGACATTTGGTGCCAACGTTTCTGGTGCTGGTGTTAATATTCTTGTATATGGCGTTTTATATGGATTGCAGAATAACACTACGTCGCCATATTCAAACCCAGGGGAATCTGTTGAAGTTTCTGAGTCAGGATTTCTCACAAATGATGTAAGAATTGTAGATGATCAAAATAATTTAAGATGGTCTTTATCTTCGTCAATTCCGTTTTCATCAAATAATGCTGGATTGAGTGCTACTATTGCAGAATTAAATTCAGATGTTTCTGCAATTTTTGAGGATGAAACAGGATATTATATTTCATCTTCTGGATTCCCATCTCATGATATTGTTGCTTCTAATGTAACTATTCCCAGTGATGTTCAAGATCAAAAACTTTTAAAGATTATTAGAAAATCTCCAATTCAAACGACGGAGATTTATGAAACAAAATATAGAGATGTTGGTATTTCTTTAAACGGAATTCCATATCTTTCATACAAAGACGAAGAATTTATTCTATCTGGTCCGATTCAAGAAATTGCAGTTGACACTAGAGGAAACGGTTATCAAAAAGCACCTTTTGTGTTAATTGATAGTGTTCCTAATCTAGCAAGAGCAAACCTTGCTGGTCAAGTGGTGGAATCTGTAACTTTAGATACTCCAGGAAATTATACAAGTACTCCAAGTGTTGAAATTGTATCTGGTAGAAACGGTCAAGCAAGAGCGATTGTAACTAATGGTGAGATTACCAGTATTGTTGTAGAAAACGCTGGTGAATATTACTCTTCTGCTCCAGAAGTAAGAATAACAGATAGTGCTGGTAAAGGAAGATTTGCAGATTATACTGCTATTGTTTCTACTGCTGGAGAAATTACTGGATTTGAAAAAATTAATGGAGGAAGTTCATACACTTCAGAAAATGTAGTTGTAGATATCATTTCTGCTGGAGCAGGAGCAACTGCAACTGCATCAATTAAAAAATGGAGAAAAGATAGATTTAACAAAAATCAATCTTTATTAGATTCTGATAATGGATATTTTTTCAAAAACTATGTTAATTCTCGTGGACATGGATATGCATACTATGGTCCACCAGTTACGCTGAGGGCAAATGACAATGGATCTTCACACTCTCCTATTTT